CGATTCTGTCTCGAGCTTCTTAGGGTAGTAGATGCTGCCGGCGGCGTCGTCAAATTCGACGTCTGACCCGTCGCCTGCGAGGGTACTGTCCCCGCTCGTGGAATTGATCCAGTCGCTGATACTGGTAGGGGTTGTCTTATCGCCGCCGAAGTTATCGAAGCTGGCATTCGCCGCCGCGCTGGCGTCGCTGTCGGCGGTCGTCATCGAGCGGGACTGGCCACCGCCGAGCGGTTCTACGGCATCGCTCCCGGTGCCGTTGGCAATGCTCCAAACCTCGGCGTTGCGGGACGATCCGGTGTTGGCGTCTCGGATGCATCGGGCCTCTACCTGGCCCTCTGTCCCCGTGGCGCCGATGTTGATATTCTCGATCGCAAAGTCGCGGTCGTCCTTGGTGATCCGGTGGAACGTACCGCCGCCGACATTCGCGCCCGCCATCGTCGGCGGGTCGTAGGTGATGCCGCGCGTCAAGACCGACTCGCTGTTATCGATCATGTACCGGCGCAGCGCCTGGAAGATGGCAACCGCGTTGCCGGGGTTGACGTCGAAAACCCGCGCGGCGTTATTCAGCCAGCCCAGCAGCGGGTCGGGGTTGGCAAGGAAGGCGGACAACAGCGCCCGTAGGCTATTGCTACCGCCCTCGATCTGGCCCGCAAAGTCTCCCTTTAGAATCGTCGTCAAGGCGTCCTGATCGGTGACGAACGTTCCCGCGTGGATGTCCGCCTCCTTGTAAAACTTCATAAGGGCCGTTAGCTGCGGCACTAGGTCAGTAGTGAAGTCTGGGACAGACACGGGCTAAATCCTCGCGGGTTGTTTGTCAGACGGGCAAGAGCTCGCGCTCTGGCTCCTTTGGCTTGCTCATCATCCAGGAAACGATCGGCTCGGGAAGCGGCTCGATCGTCGGCGGGTCGTTCCCCGGCCCCATCCCAGAAATGTACTGCCCGCGCTCATCCCACGGGATCAGGTAGCAGTAGCAGGCAAGGGGGTGGTCGCTGTTATGGGGGCGGTAACGGCTTCTGATCTGGCCGTCTTTGTTCTTGAACGCATAGCGGCTGTCTACTACATGCCGGCGCGCGGAGCTGCCAGCGTTGGGGACTCGCACCATCAGACGGTAGCCCGCTTCCATGACCCGGGCGACTTGCTCAGGCGTGAGATAGGCGATACAGCCGCGCGACTCTCGGCGTCCGGTCGTCCCGTCTACCTTGTCGGTTACGTGCTGCGTGGACAGAGGAAAGCTGATACCGCCCAGGTCCGGCGTATGAATCGGGCTGTTTGCGGTGCAGCCGACCCAGTACGCATCAACGCCCGCCCCGCGAACTGACCCGGCGTCTCCGCTGACCAGCCGGTCAACATTTGCGCGCCAGTCGTAGGCGCCTTCGGGCTCGTGCTCGTTGCGCTTCGACTTCGACTTCGGCGGCCGGCCTCGCTTCTTTCTGGGCGCTGACCCGCTCGCTTCCGTCGTCGTCTTCGGCGGCCGGCCGCGCCGCTTCGGCTTCGGGGCGTCTTGCGCCTCTGAGCCATCAGCGAGCGGGTCTCGCTCGGCCTTGTCGGTATTGTTGTCGCTCATCTTCGGTGGTGCTCCCTATGTAGAGTATGCAGGGCGCCAGCTATGAAGCCGGCGCCCTCCGTTGATTGCTGCTAGACCGTGACCTTGAGAGAGGTCAGCGGCAGGTTAAGACCCGTGCCGCTCCACATCTCTAAAACGATCTCCTCAATCCCGCGCTTCTTGTGCTCGATCGAGTTCGACCGGTCGTAGAAGTCAGACTCGAGCCCGAGCGCGTCGTGGAAGAACAGCGGGACCGGGCCGTCAGGCTGGCCGGCGAACACGAACATGGTCGTAGCGACGGTGAGCCGGGTCGAGCCAATAACGCGGATCTCGTAGCCCGCGTCCATGAAGACATTCGAGACGCCCGCGTTGCTGGTGCCCGTTACGAGCCCCTGAGCGTTGACGGTCTGGGCGAACGCCTCGGCCGCGGCCTCGGTGCTCTCTCGCGGAATCAGGACGGTCAGAACCTTCGTCTCCTCGTCCTCGATCGCCGGCTCGCCCTCGGGATCGAGGAAAGTGAGCATCCGCTCAACCGCGCGGAAAACCGCAGAGCGGAGACCGGGGCCGGTCGTGATGTCCTGGCCGGTGACGATGTTCCCGCCCGTTGCGCCGAAGCGCGCCGCGCCAGAGCCATCGGTTGCCGAGAACCAGGCCGCACCGTCTGGCGCGCTCAGGATCAGCGGGAGGAGCTTCGGGTCTACCGTGCCCTGCAGCTGCTGGTATAGGATCCGCTCGAAGCGCTGCGCCGCACGATTGGCCGCGCGCTCGGCATCGCCGCGGATGTCGCCGAGGTTGCCCAGCTCGCGATCCCTGCGGAGCCACGAGACATCGCTCATCCAGCGGAAGTTGACCGTGTCGAACGTCCGGTAACGGTACGCCTTGCTGGCCGGCTGCTCGCCCCAGTTGACGCGATCGAAGGTCTTCGGCGGCTCGCCGTAGCCCCACTTTTCGATCAGGTTCGAGCTCGGGACGCCGGTCTGTACGACGCCGCGGAACGTGTCCGCGGCGTTGATGACCATCCGATCCCATGTATTGTCATAGTCGCTACGCAGACCCAGCGCTAGGGTCGGCCCGCTCATTACCTCAGCCATGGCTGAATGCCTCCTTACGTGGGCTTAGGGTTAGTTCTGCGCCATTTCGGTGCGAGAGTAGAATTCGATCTCGAAGCTCGCCGAGCTGTAGAAGTCGGTGATCTCACCGATTGCCGGCAGGCTCGTGGTCGGCGTCACCGTCAGGTCTAGAACGTTGTCAGAAGATGCGGTCAGGTACACCTTGAGGCCCACATCCCCTTGAGCCGAGGCGCCGGCGATCGGCAGGTAACGGCCGACCTTTCGGCCCACGTCCAGAATGACGCGCGGCGGGACGTCTGCGGATGTGTCGCCCGTGACGTTTACGGGGATCGCCCCGCTGACGTCCTGGGCACCCTCGCCGAAAGCGCAGGCGATGCCGTAGGGCTCCTGCCCCGCGACGTCGGTCAACAGCGCAATACGACCGCTGACGCCATCGACTCCGTAGTAGCCGCCGAGGAACAGTTCAACACCGTCCTTGATCTGCGAGCTGATCTTGTTCTCGGTATGGTCGATCTCCTCGCGGGAGACATCGGTCAGAGCAGCCATAGGATTAAGCCTCCTGGCGGTTTGTGTTTTTCTTCATCTGCTGCTCCACGAACTTTACAAGACCGATCCGCGGGGCAATCCCGCCGGCCTCCAGTTCGCGGTACTGTGCCGCGTACTGGCGGCCCTTCTTCATCAGCTCGGGGCTCGCCTGGTACTGAGCGCCAAGGTCCGCCAGATCGCTCTGAGCAGCCCCGGGGCTATCGTCCCAGCTGGTCGGCGGGAGCCCGCTTGACTGGGCCGCTTCCTTGCGCGTCTCGTGGTAGGCAGTCAGAGCGGGGATTCCGCCAGCCGCGTACATCGCGCCGCCCTTCTCCATCGCCTCGGTATAATCGACGCCGTAGAGCGCCAGATCCGAGGCGACACGCTTCAGCGCGGAACCCCGCGACCTGTCCGCGCTGATCTGGTCAAGCTGCGCCTGCTGGCGCGCGTTCTGCCTGATCAGCTTCTGATTCTGCTTGTAGAGGGCTTTGACGCCCGCGGTCAGGTCCGACGCCGAATAGGCGCCCACCGCATCGAGGCGGGCCATACCGCGAAGCATACGCATGGCGCCCTCGTCCTCCTCCTCGTCCTCGTCCTCATCGCCCATATCAACCTCGGGCTCGATAGGGTCGATGTTCGACAGATCGACGGGCGGCTCGGCGACCTCCTCGAGCTCGGCGGGGATCTCGGCGGGCGTGTCGTCCGGGGGCAGCGCCTCCGGGGCCTCGTCCTCGAGGCCCACTTCGAGCTCATCGTCTAGCAATTCCTCGTCCGGCTCTTGCATCCGAATCGGCTTGATTCCGTGCGCCATTCCAGCACTCCTCTGGTATCTGATTGCACCGCCATCGCGGGCGATTGCCTGGTAAACGGCCACCGGCTCGGGACGTCCAGAAACGGCGCCAGGACGCCGGCGGCTTGCCGACGGGTTGGGGATCTTCTCGCCGATCTTGATCTCGAGGCGGAAGTGGGGCGGCGCATGGGACAACAGCGCCACGCTGTCAATCTCGGCGGCCTGAAAAGACAGAATCTCAGGGGACAGGTAGGACAGCTCTCCGCGCTCGATACGTCCCAGCGTCTCGGCGTCGATGTCTACCAGGTCGCCATAAATGCCCTGTTGGATCTCGCCCTGATAGGACGACGGCGCGAGCTCGGTGAGCTCGAAGCGCCCCTGGTATTTTACTTCCTCGTCGCGCCCGTGGTGGTTCTCATGCAGCGGGCCGCGGTAGTCGTCCTGCGCGCGGCGGGTCTGATTCGTCTCGAGCGCATGGCCGAGCCACTTCTCACCGACCCAAAACGACGACTCCTTGCCGTCCTCAGCCTCGAAGACCACCGGATGCTCAGGCAGAATCAGGGCGCGCTCGATCGTCCAGCGACCATCATCCTGCTGCCGTGCTGTTAGACCCTTCGCCATGCATGCGAATTACAGGCGCGGGGCCAGACTAACAAGCCAGAAAATCCCCAACCTGTCACGATTGGGCGGATACGCTCAGCAGTAAATGCAGATTTGAGCGGATACGCCTAGAACCGGGGGCTTTTTCTGGCGCCCGGTGGCACGCGCGGATTCAGCACTTCGGGCGCCAGATTGCCCTCGGCGTCGATCAGCCCCTTACGCTCGAGCTCGGCGCGTGACACGAGGCGGACACGGCACCGGCAGCGGTAGCCGAGCGGCGGGCGCCAGGTGTTCCAGAAGGGCGAGTCAACGGCGGCGATGATGCCATCAAGCGCGGCGTGGTTCTCGGTGCTGTTCTTGCCGTCCCTGACGTCAGAATCTTCAGCCGTAAGGAACTGGAGCGCGGGGAAGGCCGGCCCCATCTTGCGGGCCTGGTCGAAGCGGCCCGCCGTGCTGGTCGTGGCGAAGTTGGTCTCGATGACGTTCTGCGCGTATGACCGGCCCCAGGGGCCGAGCTCCTCGATAACCTGCTCGGCGGCGGGGCGGGTGATCTCGCCGGCCTGCAGACGGACCAGCGCCTCGCGCGCCTTCTGCGTGACCTCGAGCGATGCGGTCTTGCTCAGCCCGAAGGCTGGACCCTCGCGGTAGAGCTGGGCCAGTTCCTCAGCGTCGGCTGCTATGACGGGCTCCCGGCGCTGCAGGTCGGCTATTGCGGCGTCGAAGGGCACAGCGGGCAAGCGGGCACCCTGTAGCGCGCGAGATGTCTTCGGCTCGGCGCCGCTGACCGCTTCCCGGATCAGCTGCACGCGGCCGGCCAGATGGGATAGCACGTTGAAATCTGCGATAGACCCCGCCAGCTCGGCTTGCTGCGCCTCGACCTGCTTCGAGGTGCCGCCGACAACGGCTCGGACCAGAATCCGCATGCGCTCGGCGATCAGGGCTAGCCAGAATTTCACCGTTGGCCGCGCCCGGCTGCCTGCTTTGCGTCAATATCGTCTCGAGAAACAACGCCCGAGAACGCATCCTCGAA